TTCGTAGGCACAATGCCTGAAACACTAGGAGGTAAGTGAAATGAGTATGCGGATTAGAATTCGCACATCTAAGGATTGGGATTCCCCAATTCCTATCACTTACCTACGCTGTACTCCTGTTCTTCGGGTGCCACGCGCAGGCTACACCATCGTTGGTGGAGGCCTGATCGGTGGAACCAAGTTCCACCGAATCGTGGACGTACCCGACGGATTGGGTTATGCGTATAACCCTGTGTTTCATGAAAAGTATGCGTCGCGCTTCTGCGCGCCGCTGTCCGCTAAGAATCAAAGTGGCCAATGGTCGGTCCAATACGAAGGACCTACACCTATTCAGGTCATTAACTTAGTGCGCTCTCTTGTTCAGACGAACCTTACGGCTGAAATGCTTGATGACTTCTCGGCACAAACCGAGCAGCTCTTCATCTCCCCACTTCCAGACGGGGCCTCCCTTATCAACTTCATCATAGAGATGATTGATCTCTTAGAGGTTGACTTGAAGCAATGGAAGAAGTTCCTTGCTGCATGGAAGGTCGCCGTCAAACGGTTTTTCGTCCGTTTGGGAAGTGAGCTGAAGCGTGGCCGCGGTATCGCATCGTACTGGGTTGCTTGGCGCTTTGCTATAAGGCCAACGATCAGCGATGTGAAACGACTGGCTACTTCCATTGAGAGAGCTAAGAAAGCTCTCCTGTGGCTTCGTAAGGTCAATCATAGGGCTGTTACTCGAAAGAATCGCCGAAATCTCGACGGTCTATTCGATGATTTAACAGCAGAACAGTCAATCTCGGCTGTGGACTACTACGGAACGTGGCAGGATAACAATCCACCACTTTTCGATATTCCACCTATGAAAACGTCAACTCCGGTAACTGGCACCATTCGCGCCACTTGTGAGTGGTCGAAGGTCAAGTTATGCGCAACGGCTGATGTCAGATTTGACATCGATGACGCGCTTGTGGCCGAGGGATGGGCTGCAACGGGTACCGCATGGTCGTCCATGCAATGGCTCTACAATCCTTGGGCAATAACCTGGGAGGCCATTCCATTTTCGTGGGCCATCGATTGGTGTTTGTCTGAAAAGGCAAAACTCGAGCGATGGAAGCAATTCCACGAAGTGGGTGACCCATACGGGCTTGGTGTGATCCAGGCGGCCTGTTGGTCGCTAAAGATCGAATCTAGGTTCCGTATAGAGTTCTGCCAGAGCGGGCAACAACCGCAACTTATCGCGATTGTTTCGTACCGTGTATACAGCAGAGAGCTAGGACTTCCCAACATGGGAAGTTCGTGGCTACGGTTACCCTTTTCAGGGTACCAGTGCTCGATCTTCGCTGGTGTCCTCGATGGACGTACGCGAAGGCGATAGCACACCGTCTACACTCGCGGCCTTTAATAGAGGCCATAGGAAGGTATCACATGCTATCTAACTTAACTCTCAAGAACGCTGCCGCCGGCAACGTCACTTACACCAAACTCAGCACCAAGGGGGACACATCGTCCTTTGAGGCGGCTGGGGGTAGCGAAGTGACGGGGACCTCGCTCATCATTAAGCAGGGTCTCGGCGGGAAGGGCATCGTTACTGGAACTACGGTCAAGCGAACCTTGGCAAGTTTTCGGATGCGGAAGTACAACGCCACTATTGGCAAGTCGCTTCCGTTTACCCTCAACCTCACCCTTACGGGCGTGGTCGACGGCACCGACATTACTGCCGCAGTAGTTGCTGATGGGATCGCTGCAGCTCGTGAGCTGCTGCTTACCTATCAGTCCAATCTGCTGGCTGGGGAGCTTTGAAAAAGGTTGCGAAATCTCAGACAACGAAGCCGGCATATGTGCAGGCCCCGTCTGTTTCGGCGATCGAAGCAAAAGCGGAGATTGAGGGCTTGATCCGAAAGGCCAAGTCTCTGATCGACGCGATTAGCAACATCGCCGGGCGTCTGAAGATCTAGCAGCCCCTGACCAGAATTCCGTCCATAGTTCCGGGGGCGGCGTGAGCCGCCCCGTAGGACCTGGATGAGAGATTGTTGGATGTGATAGCGGAGGTAATACCCCATTGGGAAACCCGAAAAGCCGTGAAGACGCCGTCCTGGTGTCTTACCTTTGTCACTTAGTTCAAGACCTTTATCAGGCATTGGACTCTCTCGAATCTACGTGGCCTGGGGTATCACAGATTGCTGCTGATCGGCATAACTGCCAGCAGGAGCAAGATTATGATATGCGATACATTGGCTATCGCACCCAGTCCGAAGGTGTCACGTTTTTGACGACAACACTGCCCAGATTGGACAGAGCGTTGCTCAAATTCCTGGAGGATGGTGTGTGGGAGAGCCCCAAGGGGTTCAAACCGTACACCGAGGTACTCGTCTGTGTGAACGGGCGGGATAAGGTACACATTGTGCCCTGCTTCCTTCGTCACATCTGGATTGCTCTCCTAACTGGTGTGCCTGCGTGGCGCATCGTCTGGGAGGGCTCTGAGAGTTCAATAACGGCACTCGGCGTGCTAATGCAGCGCGTCCGCTCGTTACTTCTGTCGTGTTATAAGCTAGAATCTCCTTGCACGGAAGTGCAGTTGATGACGGCTGTGGAAGGATTTGTGGAAACTGAGCGTGAGCTCAGTGAGTTCCACCTCCCCCCTGATAATGCGGTTGTAGAAGAAGCCGAGCACATCGTCGCGGCGATCTTTGATGGTTTCGACCTCGTCACTTCTCTTCGTGAGAATACGGGGTTACCGTTGAGGTTCACACCGCGGCATGGGCCGGGTGCTGTTGCCGGCGGTGAAAGACTCGACGAGAAGTGGAAGTTTTCCACCCTCTACGAGACCCTACATCGCGTGTTTCCGTACTTCGAATATATGTACGGAATCCGATCGAATGGTCGTGCCTTGCAGCTCGCTGCATGCGCATCCGCCTATCGAAATCTCGAAAGGCGCCCTTACCCCGTCGCAAAACTTGTGGCGGTACCTAAGGATTCTCGTGGCCCCAGATTAATTTCTGAGGAACCACTTGAGGTGCAGTTCATGCAACAGGCCCTAGCTCGCCCCATGATGACTTTCTTAGAAGGTCATAGCAAGGTGTGCAAAGGCCGGATCAACTTTGCATCCCAACGTGTAAACGCTGCGATTGCTCTTGACTCCTCGCGGAGCCGTGAGTTTGCAACTATTGACATGAAGGATGCTAGTGATCGAGTGCATTTAGCGTTAGTCGAGCGGATATTTCCGCCCGAGCTCGTGAGAGCGTTCCTAGCGCTTAGGTCACACGCAACACTCCTCCCAACAGGGGAAGAGCTCGTGCTTAGGAAGTTCGCACCGATGGGGTCAGCTTTATGCTTCCCCGTCGAGAGTGTGGTGTTCTACGCGATCTGCGTTGCGACCCTCGTCGTGAGACGCGGGTACCACTTAGATTTGGCGTCGCAGCTAGTAACCGTATATGGTGACGATATCATCGTCCCGTCAAAGGATGCGCTAGCTGTCATGGAAGAACTTGAGACGCTGGCCTTAAAAGTCAACGTCGCAAAGTCGTTCGTCCGTGGGCATTTCCGTGAGTCATGCGGGACTGACGCTTGGCTTGGCCAAAACGTCACACCGTTGAAACTCCGGAAGTGGCCGGGTTTTGAACCCAGCTCCGGGGAGAATGTGCTGGCATATTGTGCCTATGCAGGTCGATTGTATGACCTCGGGTGCGCGCAGTCAGCACGTTACGTTCGATTCGAACTCAACAAGGCTCTCGGTTGGCTACCAACCACCGAGGAACCTACTGGGTACGTGTCGATCGTTCAGTCGTCTCCTCCGTCGGAACTCTCAGAGTATCCGAGCAGGAAGTGGGATGACGAGCTCCAGCAGTGGACTTCGCTGTTGTATTGTGCGCGTCAAAAACGCACAAAATGCGAACTCACTGGGTGGGAACGCCTCATGCGCGGCATACTCATGCCTACGCGTGACTTGTCACCGGACTGGAACACGGTCAGGAGCGCCGTTACACTTCGCCGAAAACGAGTGATCGTTCAGGCTCGTGTATAAGCCCTGGTAGGGGTGGCCCGAAAGGGTCACCTAGGAGAACAGGT